TGTTCAGGACTGTTTAAAAAATTGTAAAAATTTATTTGTTTGTATATTGTGTGAACATGAAAGTGACGATGTACACGGGTTTAAGATTTTATCTGAAAAACTTAATGAATGGGGCGTACCACAAGAACAATTTTATTTATTAAATAATAATTTTTTAATGAACACCTACGGAGAAAAGTATAATTCTAAAATCAAAACACATAGGTTAGATTTATTGGCATTAACATCTTGTAGTATCTTTTCACATAATAAAATACCATTTATCACCAACAAAGAAGGTAAATTATTTATTTGTCATAATAGAGGGCAAAAACCTCATAGATATGGAATTTTATCTTTAATTAGAAATGGAGGGTTTTTAGATAATGTAAATTGGTCATACGTTTCCGGAAATAAAAAAAATATAAATGAAATTTGGAATTTAAGTGAGGTTATTGAATTACAAACAATTCATAAAATTAAAGAACATATTGAATATTTTTTTTCGATAGACGTTAAAAAAAGTGATTACGAAATAAATCGAAGAGATTTTATTGGACATGATGTGGTTGCTGATATATCTGATTTACCACCGTTATCAGGTGCTGCGATGGAATCTGGTGGATATATGTTACCCGAATACGGTTTAACATATCAAAATTCATATATTAACATTGTGACAGAATCAATATGGAAAGATGAAGACGACGTGGTTCACATAACTGAAAAGTCATTCAGACCATTTAATTTTTATAATATGCCGATTTTTGTGTCAACAAAACATCACGTTAAATTTTTAAAAGAAACATATGGGTTTGATGTATTTGAAGATTTAATTGACCATAGTTATGATAATGAACCGGACATTAAAAAAAGATTAATAATGGTTTATAATGAAATTAAAAGATTAAATGACAATAAAGAAAATGTGATAAAATTTTATTCTGAAAATCAACATAGGTTTGAAAAAAATAGAGAAATTATTTGTAATATACCTAACAATGATAATGATTTAAAATTTTTACAAAGTTTAATGTCGTAATATCGATACACAAAAGAAAATAAATGAGATTAATTACGTTTGGTGATAGTTGGACCGCAGGACATGGAATTGAAACAGATGTAAAATACAAAGAGGAACCTTTTCCTCACATGTTCATTCAAAAATTAAGAGATATGAACTCGTGGCCAAGATGGGTCTCAGATAAATTAAAATGTGAATATGTTAATTTAGGTGTTTGTGGTTATGGTAATGAATATATTTTAAAAGATTTAAAAGAAACAGTCGAGAACGGATTTATTAATAAAGATGATGTTGTTATAATAATGTTGTCTTACCCATATCGTTATAAATCAAAAGACATTCACAATGTGGTTGAAATATATCTACTTATGGAAGAATTATTAGAGGGTTATAAACATTTTTATTTTAATTCTTTCTATCCGTCGTTTAGAGAAGAGGATGTTGACACTAAAAAATTACCTGAATATTTTATAAATTCAGATGGATGTGTGTCCGATGTGTTAAGAAAGTATGAAATAAAAAACGATATCGGTGTTTGGGAATATGGTAGTAGAAGTGTTTGGAATGATGAAAAGAACTTTTATGAAGGAGATTACCACCCAAATTTGAAGGGGTATAAGGTCATAGGTGATTATATCTATAAACAAATCAAAAATAAACTATGACAGCTCAAGAATTTTTAATAGAACAATATCTTATAAAGTTTAATAATAAAATTGTTGATTATATACCAAATATCCCAAAAGAAACAAATCATTATGCGGTTTTAGTGGAACCAAGATTGAATCACAAGGTACTACACATATTAAAAAACCATATGTATTTTTTAAATGAAAGTGAGTCAAATATAAAATGGGGGTTACAAATATTTCATGGAATAGATAATGAGGACCAAATTAAATTTTTAACTAAAGATTGGGAAAATGTTGTTTATGTTAATATGGAGATTGATAATTTTACTAAAATAACATTTAACCAATACATTAAGAATCCAAATTTTTGGAAAAAAGTTAAAGGAGATAAAGTTCTGTTGTTTCAAATGGACTCAATTTTATTAAGACATGGAATCGATGAATTTTTAGAATACGATTATATAGGTGCTCCGTGGACTAAACCAAAAGAAGGTAAACTAATTGGAAATGGAGGATTATCACTTAGGAATAAACATAAAATGTTAGAGATATCTGAAAAATATAATGAATATGACCCAATGTGGGAAGATATATTCTTCACAAAATACGTAGATAACACAAAATTACCCGATTTAGAGACTGCCATGAAATTCAGTGTAGAAGACGTATTTTACCCAACTCCATTTGGTATGCATAATCCAAATAAAACCTCTCCTTATTTAATTCAACATATATTAGATAATTCTCAAATAAAACTTTGATTTTTGTGTGATTTTTCTTATATTAATATTGTGAATAAAAATTATAAATGGCCATTAATCAATGATAATATAACCACTTCAGATAGAAAGGTTTTATCGGACTTTATACTTTCAAATGAGAGATTAACAAACGGTAAGAAAGTCATTGAATTTGAAAATATATGGTCAAAATGGCTCGGAACCAAACGTTCAGTTATGGTTAATTCGGGTACTTCAGGAAATTACATATCAATTGCAATTGTTAAAGAATTATTGGGTATTGGTGAAATAATAGTTCCACCGTTAGGGTGGGTATCTGATATATCTTCAGTGACACAACTTGGAATGACACCAGTATTTGTGGACATATCAATGGATAATTTATCCATCACATCTGAAAATATTAAACAAGCTATCACAGACAAAACAAAGGCAATTGTCTTAGTTCATTGTTTAGGATTTAATGCTATTAATGAAGAGATAGTTAAAATTGCAAAGGAAAAAAACATATTACTTATAGAAGATTGTTGTGAATCACATGGTGCAACATTTAACAATCAAAAGGTAGGAACATTTGGAGACATATCAATATTCTCATTTTATTTCGGTCATCATATAACCACAGTTGAGGGAGGAATAATCTCAACCAACAACGAAAAAATTTATGAGTTATCTAAATTATTTAGGTCTCATGGGATGACCAGAGAAGTTTCAAACGAAACCCAAGAGGAATACAAAAACAAATATCCAAATTTAAATCCATTGTTTACTTTTGCGGTTGCTGGATTTAATATGAGAAGCACAGAAATCAACGCGGTTTTAGGTATTGAACAAATGAATAGAATTGATTCGAATGTTGAAAAACGTCGTCATAATTTTAAATTATGGTTAGATAATTTAGATAAGAATAAGTTTATAGTTGAATTTGATTTAGAAGGTAATAGTAATTTTGCTTTACCATTGATTATGAAACCTAACTACACCGATAGACTTTCAATTAACGATGATTTTAGTGGTGTCTGTGATATATTAGATTTAAATGGTGTTGAATATAGGTTAGGAACGTCAGGTGGTGGAAATCAATCATTACAACCATATCTTGAAAAATATGAATATAGAATTGTTGGTGAATTAACTAATGTAAACTACGTACATAGTAATTCACTTTACATTGGTAATCACACTGATTTAAATGACGAGCAAATAATAAATTTATGTAAAAGATTAAATAATGTTTAAAGATAAAAAAGTTTTAATTACCGGAGGTGGAGGAATGATTGGTAGATCGTTGATAAACCAATTAATAGATAAGGAATGTAAAATATATATTGCAGATTTAACGACCCCAACAGATTTACCCGAAGGTGTTGAACATTTACAAGTTGATTTAAGATTCTTCGATAATTGTTTGGATATTTGTAAAGGAATGAACTATGTTTTTCATTTAGCCGGTGTTAAAGGTTCACCTAAGATGTGTTTAGAACAACCTGTGGACTTCATGGTTCCGATGTTACAGTTTAACACCAATATGATACAAGCGGCATATGAAGCAAATGTAGATTGGTTTTTATATACCAGTTCGGTTGGTGTTTATTCCCCAGCAGAAGTATTTCAAGAAGATAGTGTTTGGTCAACATTTCCATCACCAAATGATAGATTTGCTGGATGGACTAAAAGAATGGGGGAATTACAAACCGAAACATATAAGATACAATATGGGTTTGATAGATTCTCAATCGTGAGACCAGCTAACGTCTACGGACCTTATGACAACTTCAACCCAACAAATGCAATGGTTGTACCATCATTAATTAGAAAGGCTAATGAAAATGACATATTAGATGTATTTGGAGATGGAACTGCAGTTAGAGATTTTATCTTTGCGGATGATGTTGCAAGAGGTATGATATTTGCTGTAGAAAATAAAATCACACAACCTTTAAATTTAGGTTCAGGTAAAAAACATACAATAGGAGATGTTGTTGATTTAGTTACAAAACATTCAAGTAGAGATAATACAGTAAAATATAACCCAAGTGGAATTAAAGGTGACGATATTAGATTGTTTGATATGACAAGAGCAAATTCATATGGATTTGAACCACAAACAAGTTTAGAGGAAGGAATTAAGTTAACAACGGAATGGTTTTTAAATAATAAAGATATTTTAGATAAACGTTATAACCCATTTGTAAATCATTAATATGAGTAATTTTTTAAAAGGAAAAACAGTAGTAGTAACCGGTGGTTCGGGTTTTATTGGATCACATTTTTTATTGGAATTAGTGGAAAGAGGTGCCGATGTAAGAACACACACACATAATAAACCACTTCAAGTTAGTGATGATAATATTAAAGTAATTAAAAACATTGATTTAACAAACTTAAATGATTGTTTAATATTAACAAAAGGGGCGGATTATGTAATTCATTGTGGTGGAAGTATTGCTCACCCCTCAACAGTACCAACAGATGTTCAGATATCATTAAATCAATTAACAATTATTGGTAACGTATTGGAAGCATGTGCAAAAAATAAAGTTAAAAGATTTTTAGATTTAAATAGTTCAACTGGATATCCCGATATTCGTAGACCATTAACTGAAGATGAGTTTTGGGTAGATGAACCATATAAATCATATTATGGTTATGGTTGGATGAGAAGGTACAGAGAGAAGTTAATGGAACACGTATCAAGATTTTCAGGATTAGAAATCGCTTTAGCAAGATGTACAGCAATATTTGGACCATATGATAATTTTGATTTAAAAACCTGTCATGTTGTGCCTGCTTTAATTAAACGACATTTAAGTGGAGAAGACCCATTTGTTATATGGGGAACACCCGATGTGGTGAGAGATTTTTTATATGTTAAGGATGTCGTTAAAGGTGCGTTATTGATTTTAGAAAATGGTGAATCAATGAGACCATATAACTTAGGTTATGGTGGTGGAATCACAATAGGTGAGATTGTTGACACTATATTAAAAGTAACTGGTGAAACACCTAAAGTAGAATACGATGTCACAAAACCCACCACAATTCCATTTAGAGCGGTTAGTATTGATAGAATAAAAAATGAATTAGGATTTAATCCAACATATACATTTGAAGAAGGTATTAAAGAAACAATAGAATGGTACAAAAGGACTTATTAATAGTATATAATACATTCGGTACTCCAAGAATACCTACACAATATATTGATAATTTAAATTCGATATTTTGGCACATAGAAAAACATAATCTATATGATAATGTTAGAGTTGTGGTTTCATCGGTATTAAATAATCAAAAATATGTTGATGAATTAATTAATACATTTGGAGATAAAATTACGGTTGTAATATACGATTATAGATGGCCATTACAAGTTACATTTAATAAAACAATACAAACTACAATTAATAATTTTAAGGAAGAATATAATGGTTATTTATACGTGAGTGCGGGAATTAACTTTCCTGAAATTGAAGATTTATTTCCAAGAATGATTGAGAAGAATAATAGTGGAGAATATGGTATTATACATTTAGATGTAGATCATGATCACGGACATGAAAACTTAAACGAAGACCCAACACATCAATCAACATTAGACTTAAGTAAAGATTATATAATACCAATAAAACAATTCTGTCATTTTGTTGTCGTTTTAATAAATAAAAGTGTTAAAGATTTTTATGGTGTTGCAATATCGGACGTTTATGGTAAATGTGGTATGGAAGCGTCGTTATCATTTACCTGTGCAGCAATTAGAAAAAAATATATTTTAATGGGTAATTCTAAATGTTATCACATATATCATGCGGATAGTCAACCAACAGATGAATTTTTAAATGGAGGTGAGTATTTTGAAATAAATTGCGGTTTATTATGGGGAAGAACACACGACACATTTATAAACGACATTGAAGGTATTGAATCGGGATTAGGACATTACCCAGGACCATACATCAAAGAGGCGATATGGAAGTACTTTAATTTACCACCAAAAATGGAAAAATTTGATGAAAACTATCTCTCAATTGATGAAAGATTAAAGTATGCGGTAAAAAGATGTTATTTTACTAATAAAAATGAAGTTGATTATGATAAAATTATAAATAAAATACTATGAAAAAAATAGTTATAATTGGAGATAGTTTTTGTAGGACATATATGCATGTAAATTCAAAAACCAGACCTAATGAAAAGTCGTGTTTTTGGGTCGATGAATTAAAATCACATTTAAATAACGAATTTGAAATAGTATTGGATGCTCAACCAAGTAGGGATGCTAAGACTATTTTGGAAAATTGGATTAAAATATTACCACAATTAAGTGAAAACGATTTTGTGGTTGTTTGTTTTCCGTCATTAAATAGAACAAGATTACCGTTCCATAAAAGTAACTACGAATATTTGAAATCTTCAGATGGAAGAATTAATGTAATAAATAGATTTTACGGAACCGCATCTTATGATAATTCATACCAACACTTAGAATATTGGGGAAATGAACATAATTGGAAACATTTTGAAGAAAATTTAAAATACCAAGAAATGATAAATGGTTCGGTTGCCAATGAATTGAATTTTTTAGAATTAATTGAAAGTGTTTCTAAGTTAACAAAATGTGGTAAATATGTATTCACGTGGGACGAATTTGGTGAAACAAGTAATTATATTAGAAACAAACATAACGTTAAAGAAGATGTTGGCATTTTTGAATCTTTTAATGACGTTTTTTTAGAAACAAATGGTGAATGTGGTTTAACTGATTTTCATTGGAGCTTTAAAATGAATGAAATTTTTGGTAAATTTATATTAGAAAAAATTAAAGTAAATGAATAGAGTATTAATTACAGGAATATGTGGTATGGTAGGGTCCCACTTAGTTGACTATCTTTTGGAAGAGACAGATTGGACAATTTATGGATTTTGTAGATGGAACGAATCTTTGGATAATATCGAACATCTATTAGATGTTATAAATAAAAACGATAGAGTACATTGGTACTGCAAATTTATTAGAGTCTTTGAAAAACTCTTCATATAAGGAAGCTATCATACATGTTTGTGCATCAAGTGAAATATTCGGTCGTGTACCGGCAGATAAACTACCAATCGATGAGGAATGTAGTATACATCCAGCATCACCGTATGCAATTTCTAAAGTTGGGACAGATTTAATCGGTCGTTATTATGCTGAGGCGTATGATATGACAATAATGACAACCAGAATGTTTACACATACAGGTCCAAGAAGAGGTGATGTATTTCACGAATCTACATTTGCTAAACAAATCGCAATGATTGAATATGGATTACAAGAACCTAAAATATATGTTGGTAATTTAGATTCACTAAGAACATATGCTGATGTTAGAGATGCCGTACGAGCATATTATATGTTGGTCACAATGAACCCAATAAAAGGTGAATATTATAATATAGGTGGAAATCACACATGTAAAGTAAGTGATACCTTGGAATATCTTATTAACAAGTCAACAGTTAAAAACATTGAGGTAATAGTAGACCAAAGTAGGTTAAGACCAATCGATGCAAATCTACAAGTACCGAACACAACTAAATTTGAAAACCATACGGGTTGGTCTCCACAGATAAAGTTTAACCAAACAATGGACGATTTATTGGAATACTGGAGAGATAGAATAAAAAACGGAAGAAAATTTTTAAATAGATAAAATATGGAAAAGAGAAAGTACTTGCCAACATTGGCAGAATTAATTGACAGAATGAGCATATCACAATTAAAAGAAGTGTTTATACCGGAACATAAAGAGGTATACACACAAGAAATTAAAGACATCCAACACGATGTTGATTTAATTCTTAAAGAAAATGACGGAAAAATTGACGCACAAACAATCAGAGCAATTGTTGTGTTGGCTCAAACTAATTTACACATTTGGCATAATGAATCCAATTATCGTAAAGGAATTAAAGAAGGTAATAATTTAGAATTGACACATGGTTTAAATGGTGTTAGAAATACTGCCAAAAATAAAATTCAAGAAGTTGTTGGTGGTAGAAAAGACTATAAAGTTGATTGTTTAGCGGCAGAATTTCAAAATTGGGGAATTAGTTGGGACGGAGTAAATTCTGAAATAAAAGAAGGATAAAAATAAAATAAAATGAAAACATACATTAACGATAAAGAAATATCAAGGATATTACACGATTGGAAATATAGAGGTTTTGTTGTTGCAAATGTCTTTACAGAAGAAGAAGTTGAGGAAATTAAAAGTGAAATGAATCGTTTAAGAATTGAAAGAAATGAAAAAGAAACTACTTGGGGAGAATATGGTATGTATTCACATCCACAAAAAGAATCTGAAAAAATCTTAAAGTATTTGGGACATCCGAAACTTTTAGAAATTGTTGAATTACTATTTGGTGAAGAATGTGTTGGGATACAAAGTTTAGCATATTTTAAACCTCCAGGTGAATTAGGTAGAGATGCACATCAAGACACATTATATTCACAATCTGGTTGGGGTAGATCTATGAACGCTAGTGTAGCTTTGGATGATTCACACGCCGACAATGGTGGGTTATGGTTATATGAAGGTTCACATTATTTACCAATATTAGACCTTGAGGTTGACGATGATAGAACTAAAACCAATCCTTTATTTTGGAAAAATGAAAGAGGTAAACCTTGTAAAATGCCTGAAGGACATAATTTTCCGTTAATATATTCAGACATGAAACCAGGAGATGTTGCGTTCTTACATTCACATAATGTTCATGGATCAGATGAAAATAAAAGTGACCGTACTAGAAATTCATTAGTAATTGGATATAAAGCAAAAAGTGCACCGATGAGACAAGGAGGGTTAATGAAAAGAGAACCAATTGATGTTCATGAAATTAAAAATAAATTTTGGGGGGAATAATATATGTCACAAACAGAAAAAAAATGGAGCGATTTTGAGGAAAGACCATCTAAAGTTTTTGGTTATGAAGTCCCCGTGTTTACACCTTCAATATTCAGAGAGTTTAGGGGTGAAATTTTTACCACATTTCATAGTGAAGAACATCCAGTAATGAAACACATTCATTACGATAAAAATGAAATTAGTATTCACGGTAGATTTTCTAAATCGTATAAAAATGTTTTAAGAGGTTTACACTATGATGATAAAACATGGAAATTAGTTCAAGCATTAGTAGGGGACATATATCTCGTTGTTTTAGATGTTAGAGAAAAATCACCGACATATGGTAAGTGGGAATCATTTTTAATCTCAGAAAAAAATAGAGACCAAGTATTGGTACCACCTGGATTTGCAAACGGACACTACGCGTTAACTGATTGTGTTTTCCATTATAATCTTTTTTATAAAGGAGAATATGTGGATTCAATTAATCACGGAGTTGCAAAATGGAATGACCCACAATGGAACATAGAATGGCCGACAAATAATCCAACATTACAAATGAAAGATAAATGATAAAGAATTTAGAAAAATATCCAGTGGTTAGAGAAGTACCACAAACTAAAGAGGATTTAATTGCCTTTGAAGATTTAATTGTATCCCATTGGGAAGGAGGTAAAATACGAGGACCTGTACATCTTTCAAACGGTAACGAGGAACAATTAATTGAAATTTTTAAAAGAATTAATAAAAGAGATTGGGTGTTTTCAACTTGGAGATCACATTATCATACTTTATTGAAAGACATTACACCTAATTGGTTAGAGAGACAAATTTTAGATGGTAAATCAATAACAATTTGTAAAACTGATGAAAAATTTTATTCATCCGCAATAGTTGGTGGAACATTATCAATTGCGTTAGGTGTGGCAATGGGAATAAAGAGAGATAATTCAGACGAAAAAGTTTGGGTATTCATTGGAGATATGAGTTTTGAAAGTGGAATATTTTATGAAGTTTATAAGTACGCTAAAAATTATGACTTACCATTACATTTTGTTGTAGAAGACAATGGAGTATCTACATACACACCAACTGAAGCAACGTGGAATGGAATTAAAAGAGAAGTACCTGATGATGTTATTTGGTATGATTATAAATCAAAATATCCACATTACGGAACCGGTAAATGGGTAGCATTTTAAAAAAAACAATATGACATATAAAGAAACACTTACAAATATAATGACAGAAATGTCTAAAGATTCAAATACAGTTTTTATTGGACAACAAATTGTATATGCAGGTAATCCAATGAGTACAACATTAGGAAATGTACCAAAAGAAATGATGATTGAAGTACCTGTTATGGAGGAAACACAAATGGGTATGACATTGGGATTATCAATGTTAGGAAAAAAAGTGGTAACATTTTATCCAAGATGGGATTTTATTATTTCGGCCGCTAATCAGTTAATTAATCACGTCGACAAATACGAATTAATGACAGAACAAAAACCACATATAATAGTTAGAGTTGGTAAGGGTTCAGACACACCATTAGACCCGGGACACCAACATAAAGCAAATTATATTGAGGAGTTTAAATCGATGTGCAAAACAATCAAAATATTTGATTGTAAATCACCAAAAGAAATTGAAGAAGCTTATCATTTTGCTAATAACAATAAAGGGGTATATATCATTAATGAATACCCTGAAAAATACAATGATTATGGTGTTTTAAATATTATTTGTGACGAGTCAAGTGACTATTCCAATACTGAAAAAATTAAAAATATTTTTGGTGAAGGTTGGTATGAAATTACTAATTATGAAATATGTGACCATAATCAAATTAATCTCCGTAAAAATGAAAATTTTTATCACATAATTGTTATTAATAGTTATTTAACTTCATTATATCGTGAAAATCCAATTTTACCACTATCGGAAGAAATAAAACAATTAATGAGAGAAAATACAAATTTATATACTATTTTCTTAACTGAACATGAATGTGAAACTAATGAAATAATTGAAGTAATGGATTATGCCATTAAAAATGAAAATATAGACACTAAACAATTTTATATTATTAACGGTAACGAAAATCTAACAGATTTAAAAAATACTTTTGGTAGTCAAATTAATACACACACAACAAATAGATTACATGTTGTTGTTAGTAAAAATATGTGTACGTTTGGTTATGATTATCAATTTAAAGGTGATAAGGAAAATCTATTTATGTGTCATAATAGAATGTTAAAACCTCATAGATTTAGTATGTTATGTATGTTAAAAAAATATGGTTTATTAGATGAAACTGATTGGTCATTATTAAAGGGACACCAAATGGAAAGTTTTAGAACTCCAAACGGAATTATACCTGGTTGGATGGTGGGTAATATTTTATTTGAAGATGAAATTGAAAATTTAAACGAAGAAATACAATATTTTGGTAATATTGATGTTAGAAAAAGTAAGTATGAACGAGATTACGATGTTGACATCGGTGAGTGGGGATTTGATTGGAATAAAACATTTGAAATGAACCATCATTCCAATTCATACATAAACATAGTTGGCGAATCACAATTTGAATTTGAAGATGTGGTACATATAACTGAAAAATCAATCATTCCATTTCATTATTCACAATTTCCAATCATTGCCGCAACGCATGAACATGTTCGAACAATGAGAGGTGTTTTTGGGTTTGATTTTTTTGACGATTTAATTGACCACAGTTATGACGATGAAAAAGATGTCAAAAAAAGATTTAAAATGATTTTTAATGAAATTTTAAGATTACATAAAAATAAAGACGAAGTTATTAAATTTTATAAAGAATCAAGGCATAGATTTAAAAATAATAAAGAAAAAGTTTTGGAAATCACAAAAGATAAAACAGATACAATTTTTTTCAAAAACTTAATAAACAAGAAACATTAAAATATGTATATAATAGGTATATCGGCATTTTATCACGACTCCTCTGTATGTTTATTCAGAGATAATCAATTAATATTCGCATGTGAAGAAGAAAAGTTCACAGGTATTAAACATGATGATTCGTTTCCGGTCAAAGCGTTGGAATATATCTATAAACAATATAAAATAACATCTAAGAATTTACAAGCGGTTTGTTATTATGAAAATCCACAATTAAAATATCAAAGAGTTATGGATAATATTAAACCTCAATGGTTTAAAAATCCTTTTTATTCATTAAAATCTTATTTGAAAATACGTAGTAACATAAAAGAAATTGATAAGAGATTGAAGGAAATCTGTCCAATTGTATTTTACTCAACTCACCACGAAGCTCATCAATATTATGCACATTATACATCTCATTTTGAGGAATCAACTTGTTTATCTGTAGATGGTGTTGGTGAGATTGATACCGTATCTTTAGGAGTGGCAGATTATAATGGTATCAAATATGGATCTATAGCAAAGTACCCACACTCAATGGGTCTTTATTACTCTGCACTAACCTCATATTTAGGGTTCAGACCAAACGAAGGAGAGTATAAGGTTATGGGACTTGCATCTTATGGTGACCCTAAAAAGTATATTAAAGAGGTACGTGATTTGATTTCATTTAAATCGGGTAAGTTAGAATGTAATATGGACGTATTCTGTTGGAATAAGACAGATAAGAGTATGTTTAATGAAAAACTTGCAGAACAATTAAGTGTTCCACAGAGACTACCGGAAGAAACTTTAGAACAAACACATAAGGATTTAGCGGCAGCAGTTCAATTGAGATATGAAGAGGTGTTGTTTGAGATTATCAAATCAATTAGACATGTAAGTAAAAGTCCAAATTTAACATTAAGTGGTGGTTGTGCATATAATGGAACTGCCAATGGTAAGATAATTGATAAGTCACACTTTACACATTTATGGATACCACCGGCACCATCTGATGCAGGGTCCGCAATAGGTGCTGTTGTTCATTATTTAGTTAAAGAACGTAAAGTAAGGAGTAAAATTACAAGAAGTCCATTTTTAGGTCCTCAGTATTATTACGACGATATTAGACGAGCAATTGGTACAAATAACTTTAGAAAATACGAATCTGAAAATAAATTAAGAACTCATATTGCTCAAAAAATATTTGAAGGTAAAGTAGTTGGATGGTTCCAAGGACATATTGAATTTGGTTCTAGAGCGTTAGGTAACAGATCAATATTAGCTAACCCAACTTTCCCTGATATGAAAGATAGAATTAATAAGGTTATTAAAAAGAGAGAAGGATTTAGACCATTCGCACCAATGGTAACAAAAGAGAAACAACATCAATTCTTTGAAATGACAGACGATGTTCCTTATATGAATCAAGTTGTTAAAGTGAAGGAAGAATATAAAGATAAATTACCGGCGGTTACTCATGTGGACGGAAGTGCTAGAGTCCAAACAGTATATAGATATACTATCATACATGATTTACTAATGGAGTTTGAAAAATTAAGTGGTTACCCAATTTTATTGAATACTTCATTTAATGTTAAAGATAAGACAATGGTTCTTACACCAAAAGATGCTGTTGATACGTTCTTTGATACTGATATGGATATATTAGTAATGGGTAATTACGTTATGTATAAAAATTAAATTATGAAAGGAATGGTATTCGCTGGATGCTCTTTTACCTATGGACATGGGTTAGAATATTATAGCCCAAATAATCAATATATAAATAAACCAGAAATTCAAATAACTCAAGTTAAAGATAATCTTTTATTTAAAACTAGAGAAGAATTACGTTTTTCTAATTTAGTATCAAAACACTTTAACACTTTTAATGTGGTGAGAAGATACACTGCAGGTAATGATCAAGATTCCTTTTTATTTCTCGAACATCTATTTGACAAAAACCACGAACATCCACATATTACAAACCGAAGATATGATTATGATGATATTGAATATATCATATTTCAAACATCATATCCTGATAGATGTTTTATAAAATTAGAGGACCAACACTTCAGATTAAATGATTTTCAAAAAAATGGAGGAAAGGAATTAGATAATTTTGTCGATAAACTTAAAGATTTTGGTATAAACAGTTTTAATGAATATTATGATAAATTAAGATTACAGTTGATTAATGATATGAAAACTAAGTTTCAATTTTATGAGTCTAAAGGTTTAAAATGTCTATTTTGGAACATAACTCCAAATTTTAATAATTTGATTAATGATGACGAATATTTAAAAAATAGACTAATTACATTTGATTATAATAGTAAAAATTATAGTTGTTGGATTGAAATGTTTGAAGATGAAAATTCTAATTTAGAAATAATAAGCGATAATGAATTTTTTGGTGAGGTTACCCCACATGATAGACACCCATCTAAAAGGGCACATCAAATAATTGCACAAAACATAATAAAAAAAATAGAAAAAAATGAAAAAATTGATTAATTGGGTAAAGAAATACTTTGCCGATAAGAAAAGAAAAAAGGAATTTAAAAAGAAATTAGAAGAATTACGTAAAAGAGACCCATTTATTTATAACCATTAATTTGGTTTTTTGGAATTATTAATGTATATTATGGTATTATGATATATTGGTTAACGGGACAACCTGGTTCAGGAAAAACTACATTGGCATCTTGGTTAGAGGCGAGATTTCCTATTAGATGTATGACGGTAGACGGAGACGATATCCGTGAGATATTTGTCAATAAAGACTATAGTGAGGAAGGTAGACGTAAGAACATAGAAAAGGCTCAAATATTATCTAAGTTTTTACATCATAAGGGATATACCGTAATTGTGTCATTGGTTTCACCTTATAGAGACCAAAGAGAACAATTTAAAGTCGAAATGGGTGACGATTTAGTGGAAATTTATGTTCACACAACGAATATTAGAGGTAGGGAACAGTTCCACGTAAATTATGAGGAACCTCAGACCTTTTTTGTTGATTGTGACACAACGGATAGTAGTGAATATAGTACGTTTTTAGAATTAAGAAGAAAATTAAATATATGATTCATCAACAAGTATTATTTACCGAAGAAGAATGTAATTTAATAAAATCATATGTAAAATTACAACCTACTGAATTAAGTAAACATTTTAATATTGGAGATAACTATAATCTTACAGATGGTAATAAATTAGTTGCCACAAAATGCAATACTTCATATAGGGTATTTGTTATAGAAAATTCATCAGAGACGGAGTGGATGTTTAATAAATTATTGAAATGGTTTAGTGATGTTAATGATATTAAAATAAATTATAATAATAAGGTAAAAGTGTGTACACTACATCAATATAGTGTTGGGGACGAATTCTCAAAACACATAGATTTAACGAAAGGGTTTGAGACAAGGAGATATAATTTAGGTATACAACTAAATGATTCATATGAAGGTGGTGAATATTTGTGTTGGGACGATGATAATACTGAAGTTTTAATATCAAAACAAATAGGTACAGCATTGTCATATCATTGTAGAATTTTTCACGAAATAAAAGAAATTACAAATGGTGAAAGATGGTCGATTGTGATGCCCATTGGAAAAAAACACATAATTGAAAAAATAAATATAATATAATATGAGTAAAAAGTATGCAATGTACGTGGGACGCTGGCAGAATTGGCACAAGGGTCATGAGTGGTTAATTAACCAACAACTAGAAAAGGGTAAAGATGTGTGGGTGGCAATTAGAAATGTCCCAACAGATGAGAATAACCCTAAAACGGCTCAAGAAGTGATGATGGAATTAGCTGGAGAACCGTTTTTTATGGAAAATTCACATAAAATTCAAATTTCTATAATTCCAGATATTGAATCCATTAATTATGGTAGAGGAGTTGGTTATGATGTAATATATCACGAACCACCAACAGACATCGAAAAAATCAGTGGTACAAGTATAAGGAAAGGTGAAATGGACTCAAATGGAAATGAAGTAACTTACACTACGGATAAATCATAATTATGTTTAAAGAATTAAAACTTACCGAAAATTTCACAATTCTTACATCTACAATCACAAATATTGATAATTCAATGTTACTAAAAGATTTTGAATATAATTGTGATATTTCTAAATATACGACAGATGACAGTACACCAGGAAAACAATCCAGAATTTACATAATTTCAAAAAATATTACAGATATACGAAATGAGGTATTAAAAATGATTATGTTTCATTTCAAACTTGATGAAAATTATTTAATTTCTCTTGACGATTGGGTTTATATTAGTGATAATAAAAATAATAAAACTTGCTACCATAACCACATAAGTCAATCTAATTTCTTCTTACTTAAAGAACCACCTCAATGGACTATTAGTTATTACGTTGAGATACCAAATAATTTGAAAGGAAACGATGGACACTTAACCTTTAAAACAAAAAATAATGAAGAAGTTTCCATTTTACCTGTGGAAAATCAAATAATAATGTTTCCTGCAGACATAGAACATAAACCTGAATTGAATAAAAACTCAACAAATAAACGAGTTGTTTATGTTGCCAACATTACAATTTTGGATAAAAATAAAAAATATGAGAAAAATATCAACACATTGTTATGATAGTAGAGCGTAAACGACATATTGCTAAAACCATCTCATATCGTATTGTGAGTACCCTTATTGGGTTCCTAATAATATGGTGGGTAAGTGGATCAATCAAAGTTGGAACCGCATTTGGGGTGGTAGAATTAATATATAAACCCATTCAATACTATCTACACGAAAGAATTTGGTATAAATGGATAAAATTTGGGTTAAAAGACAAAAAATAAAGTATTTATATACAAATAGTAAAACAATATGAGAACAGTATTATTAGGTTCGGATTTCATGTACGATAATAATGGTAATTTAAAACCAATCGAAATAAATACAGCAGTAGGTTGGGACGGACCTCAAAAGGTAGAAGATGACATAGATTGTTTAGATTTAACAAGTTTATATCAATTTGTTGAAACTAAAGGATTTACATCAATACATTACGTGGGAGATATTGTACCTTTTCATAAAACATTAGAAGTACATTACTCAGGAAGTTCGGTTACATATGAGTTTCATGCTGTTGGATCTATGGCTATCACAATACCATTTATAGAGGATAATGATGAAACATTAATTATTAGAAGTGCATATGACACAACTGCATTAGTTGACGACACATATTGTAGAGATAAGGTTGAATTTATGAAACTAATTCAATCCCAATCATTCGGTTCTCAATTTGCATATTTAGATGAATCAAACCAATTAGTATCAAACATCACAACTATAAATGATAATGGAGAACATCCAAATTTTATTTTAAAATCAAGATATCCGGGTTACGATAAGGAAGTTTACCCTAAATTTTTTAAGGTATCAACACAAGAAGAATTAAACACAATTTTAGGAAATGTTACATCCGATTACTTCTTAATGGAAAATTATTGTAACACTACTAATAATTTTGAGGGACATGTAAAAGTGATAAGAAGTTTAAATATATTGTACCCACCAACATTAGAATCAATACAAATTGGACAATACACTAAATTTAATGAAAATATAACTTTTTCTGATGTAGAATATGATTCAGTAACATATGTGTTAAATCCAGAATATAGAGATAGTTATGTGACTGCACTAACTACAAAGGGATTACCAAAATTATTAGATACAGATATGGTAGAAATGGCCGACGGTACATTTAAAACGGCGTTGGAATTACAAATCGGTGATGTAATTAAAACAATCGACATACCAAATCCAAATGGTGTTGATAACACATCTTATCTTACAAATTTTGAAATAACATATGAAACACTTGTATCAGGTACAACTTATTCAACAAATAGTATCACTAATAAAAAAAGAGTAAATTTATTATCAATGGTAAATCAATTAACTTTTGATGATAATAGTACTTGGGAAGATACCGGTGGTTCTTCTTATTTAATTGAAAGAGATAATGTTATACAATTTGAAAAATTATTTAATATAAAAATGGGTGATGTTGTTTTATTATTAGACACAACGGAAAGTTTGGTAGATTTCATTAGAAAAAATGTTGTTGAAAATGTTGAGGTTAAAAAAATATTTTCTGGATGGTTTATTTCAGTAGAAAATGCTCGTCTATTCTTAACTAAAACAACATCCACAAATAACGAATCTTTTGTTTCGATTGAACATAACGCTGGTGAATTTTGTCCGTCTTGTAGTGGTAATGGTCCGTCCGGTACTTGTCCTAAATCCGCACCAAAATGTAGTGCGTGGTACACATGTACCAGCACTCCTAGTGATTGTCCATAAACTATAATAAAATAAATAAAATAAATAAAATAAAATGGCAAATATAATAACAAATACCGAAATCAATACATTAAATACTACCTTAAATACTATTGGTAATTTAATAGTAGTTGCAAATAGTTAGTTATAAAATAATAGGTTATAATGTGAAATTAGATTTTAAAGAAATTGCGACAGCTTGGTATAATAAACTTATACACTCCAACGAATTAAAAAAATTAGCAGACGATAGATTTTTAATTTGTTTAGAATGCCCATCAAAAAAAGAATTTTTTAAAAGAAAAGAATGGTCATTAAGATGTGGTGAATGTGGATGTCCATTAAAAGGTAAAGTATACACACCCAATACATGTGTCTCATTTAATTAATAATGAACTTATTTGGATTTCTAATCCAAAATGTGCAAGTTTTTCTATTGAAACAGCATTAAGAAACTCAAAACTAAAATTAGAAATGTATGATCCAGATGATATGTCAAAACACTATCATCCCCCATTAAACGAATGTTTATCAATATGGGGAAATAAAGAAACCATTTGTATTAATAGAGATTGGGTAGATAGGTGGATGAGCGCTTTAAATTTTATTTGGGATAAGATTGAATATGAAAGCCCATTTGAACCGATATGTAAATGGGAAAATCTTGATAATAAATTTTTATATAAAATAATTGATACTGATTTTTTAAATAATTTACATTTGGTTGATGATGAATTTATCGGACTTAAAAATTGTTTTTTAAAATTAGTAAAAGAAAAATATGAACCATCAAATAAGATAACAAATATAATGGTAACATTAGTTTCGCAAAAGTTTTTTAAATCTAATAAAAAATGTACATACGAATTTGATATTAAAGAAATGGATAAATTTGTGGACTTCATTGAAAATAGATTTGGTGAAAGATTAATTATAAAAAATACCAACCAATCCACAAAAAGACCAAATAAAATTGTGATAGACGATGAATTAAAATCATTTATTTGGGAAAATTTTGAAAAAAGATTTGAAAAAAGAAACGAATTAATATAGTATATGGAAATATATAAAAATATATTAACAAATGATTTTTGTGATACTTTAATAGAAAAAATTAAGAATGAATGTGTATTAAGTGAATCACATAAAACAAATTGGTTTGTTTGGTTAATTTGGGGTCAAATGGGTAGTCAACCATTGGATAAAGAAATGTGGAATGAAGAAATTTATACTATGGTGTCAAATGAGTTGGGTAAAAGTAATTATCCTAAACACAAAATAATGTGGTTACAAATGACAGAATATGAAAATGGTAGATGGTTAAGACGACATGTGGACGGTGCAAAAAATAAGACATCAATAATCTTGTTATCCAATGAATTTGTAGGTGGTGACACATATATAAATGATAAAGTTGTAAATTTAGAAAAGGGAGACGGTGTTGTATTTGATGGTGGTAATCAATTTCACGAAATAAAACCGGTAACGGAAGGAACACGATACGCGTTAAATTTTTGGTTTCATTAATAGTAATATAAGATGGTAGATTTAAAGAATTATTTTTGTAGTGTTCCTTTTAATTCATTAGAAGTGCATAATAACGTGTGTTTTGTTTGTTGTCCATCTTGGTTACCAAATAAAGTAGAACTCAGTGAAATTCCGTTAAAAGATGTTTATAACAGTGAACCAATCGTTGATATTAGAAATTCAATATTAGATGGTTCATTTAAATATTGTAATAAAGAACTTTGTCCTTATTTAAGTAAATTAGTAAACTATGGTATAACGTCTGGTCCTGTTACACTAAAATCAAATTCAAATGTTAATAATCCGATTGTAGAGAATGGTACACCTAATTATTTAGTAATGAATTTTGATAGAACTTGTAATTACAAATGTCCATCATGTAGAGTTGATTTAATTGTTGAAAATAGTGAAGGTATAAAACGTGTTGAAAAAACGATTGGGGATATTGATAATTATTATTCGAAACAAGTTAAAACTTTATATATCACAGGTTCAGGAGACCCATTTGTTTCAGTTGGATTTAGAAATTATTTAAGAAATTTTAACCCTAAAAAATATACAAAATTAGGGTCTATACATTTACATACAAATGCATCAATGTGGAATAAAGAAATGTGGGATACTATGCCAAACAT